CCCACCCGCGCCCCGCGCCAGCGGCAGGATGGCTTCCGCCCCCGCCTCGCCCATCAACCCGACCCCGCCCCGCATCGGAAACAGCGTGGGCGAACTCACCACGCCCCCCTGCGCAAAGGGCATCACACGCCCGCCCGCAAAAGCCCCGCCCTTGGCAAAGCCCACCACACCGGAAAACAACCCGTTGATCCCCTCCGCCAGCGCCCCGCCAAGCGCGTTCTGCACCGGCCGCATCGCCACCGAATAAACCGATTGCGCCATGCTCGACGCCACGCTGCGCAGCGCATCCGACAGGCGCATCCCGTCGAACACCACCCCGTCAAAGGCGCTCCGCAACCCTGACCCCAGCGCCGTGGACAAAGTCCCCACCTCGCGCCCGGTAAACAGCATGGTCTGGCTCAGCCGCGCCAGTTCCGCCTCAAAGGCCGCCGTCATCGGCACCACGCCATCCAGCCGCGCCTCCAGCCCTGCCAGATCATCCCGCTCCATCCGCCCTCTCCCGATCAGGAAACGCCGCGGCCAGTTCCTCCAGCCGCGCGCGCGACAGGGGCGGCACCGCCGCCCCCACCCCCAGCATCATCCGCAACTCCGCCGGCGTCAGCGCCCAGAACTCGCGCGGCAGCAGGCGCAGCCCCCCGATCCCCGCCCGCATCAGCCCCGGCCCGTCGATCACGCCGCATCCCCCCGCACCGCAAAGGCCCGCGCCAGCAATTCCGCCGCCGCCCGCGCCGCCCCCACCGGCCCGCCGCCGATCTCCACCGTCATCAGATCGCCCGCCCGGCCCGTCCAGCCGCCGCCGCGCAACCCCGCCACCAGCAGCGCCAGCACATCCCGCGTGGAAAACCGCCCCGCCTCGAACCGTGCCACCAGATCGACCAGCGACCCCTCGCCCAGCACCGCCTCTAGCTCCGCCAGCGCGCCCAGCGTCAGCTTGGCCATGCGCGGCACGCCATCCAGCACCACCTCCACCTCGCCCGCGAAAGGGTTCGCCATCACAGCGCCGTAAAGGTCAAAGCCCCGGCCGAGGCGAGCGACAGTTCATAAGTCGCCTCCCCGTTGAAACTCCCCGCATATTCGATCGCGGTGATCTGGAACGGCCCCTCCACCACCCCGAAATCCGGGAGGATCACCTGAAACTCCGGCATCTCCCCGTCAAAGAAGATCTGCCGCGCGCGTTCATCCGTCCCCGCATCGCGGAACACGCCCGCCCCGCTCACCTGCGCCGACCGCACGCCCGCACCGGCCAGCAACTCGCGCCAGCCCCCGGAACTTTCCAGCGAGGTCACGTCCACCGTCTCGGCGTTGAAGCTGATCCGCGTCGCGCGCAGCCCCGCCACCGTCTCGAACTGCCCGTCCCCGGTCAGGTCCACCTTCAAAAGCAAATCCTTGCCGCTCTGAACCGCCATCACCAACTCCTCACGCCTCTACCCGCACCCGGAAGGTCAGATCGACCCGCCGCTCCGCCCCGTCATCCGACCGGGACGCCTTCGCCTTCTGGAACCAGACGCCCACGACCCGACCGCTGGACAGGCTCACCCCTTCCATCGCGTCACAGACCGCCGCCGCCGCCGCCTTCGCCGCCAGAAACCCCGAGGCGTCGGATCGCACCGACACCTCCACCCGATGCTCCGCCCCCGCCCCCGTGGCGTCCGAGGCATCGCGCACCTCCTCCGCCCCGATCAGCAGGATGGTCCCCGACACGCCCCCCGGCGGCACCGCATCCAGCACCGACAGCCCCGCCAGATCGGCATGGGCCGACAGCGCCGCATGCACCGCCGCCTGCACCGCACCCGCCAGACCGTAACTCATCCCGAAACCTCCTCTGCCGCGCAGGTCAGGTATCGCCCCGCCGCATCCGCCTCCGTCACCGCCAGCACCCGGAACAGCCGCGCCCCGTCGCGGAACCGCATCCCCGCCTCAGGCCGCAACGCATGCCCCTGCGGCAGCCCCCGCAGGATGATCCGCAGGGGCAGAACCGGCACCGCCGCCCCCAGCGCCTCGCCCTCGCGCCCCGCCCCGGCCCGAACCTCCGCCCAGACCGTGCCGCGCGCCTCCCAGGCCTGCGAAAAGCCGCCCGCGCCATCGCCCGCCCGGACCGCCGCCTCCAGAACCAGCGCCCGGTTCAGCCGCACCTTCATGCCGCCCCCCCGCCCAGAACCCGCACCGTCCGCCAGCGTTCGATCAGCGCCAGCACCCCCACCGGCAGCGCCTCCACCCGATCCCCAGCATCATGCCGCGCCTCATAGAACTGCGCCGCCAGCAGCAGCACCGCCTGCCGCAGATCGGCGGGCACCCCGTCCCAGTCCGCCGCGAACCCCGCCGTGAAGGCGATCTCCACCGCTCCACCGGCCGGGATCACCGGCAACACGCCCGACAGCGCCGCCAGCCTTGGCCGATGCGCGTCCCGCTCCAGCCGGAACCGCCCCGCCGCCAGCACCTCCCGCGCGCCCGTCGCATCGACCAGCGCCACCTCCGTCACCGCCGAGACCGGCGCCACGGGCAGGGCCTGCGCCCCCTCGCCCCGCCAGGCCGTCAGCACCAGCCGAAACCCCCGCGCCAGCAGCACCTTGCCGCAGCGCCCCTCGATCACCGCCAGCGCGGCGCGCAACTGGCTCTCCAGCAGCCCCGCCTGCAAGGCATCCCCCTGGAACGCCGTCCCCAGCCGCAGATGATCGGCCAGCGCCGCCACCGGCAGCGCCTCTCCCGGCACCGCCCCCGTTTCTTCCAGCACCATCACGCATCCCCCACCTGCATATGCAAAGGCGGGAACCAACGGCCCCCGCCCCGAACCGCCTTACGACGCGGCGAACTTCAGCAGCTTGATCGCTGCATAATCCGTCACATCGCCGCCCACGCGCTTCGACGCATAGAACAGGACATGCGGCTTGGCGCTGAACGGGTCGCGCAGGATCCGCAGGTCCGGCCGCTCGGCGATCGTGTAGCCCGCGCGGAAATCGCCGAACGCGATGGCATGGGCATTTGCGGCAATATCCGGCATGTCCTCGCAGATCAGCACCGGATAGCCCATCAACCGCGCCGGTTCCCCCTCCGCCAGCCCGTCCGACCACAGGAAGCGCCCATCCGCATCCTTCATCTTCCGCACCGCGCCCGCGGTCTTGGAATTCATCACGAAAGACGCATTCGCCCGATACTCCGCCCCCAGCGCATAGACGAGGGTGATGATGCAATCCGCCGGATTGGAGGCCGCGAAATCCGACGCCGCCCCCGACGCGACATAGCCCAAAGACCCCCAGGCCCAGGACCCGTTCTCCACCTTCGGCGCGGTCAGGAATCCCTTGGGCTTGTCCACCCCGTCGCCGGAAACAAAGGCCGCCGATTCCGCCCGCAGGAACCGCGTGGCGATCTTCGCGGCCAGCCAGCCCTCCACTTCAAAGGCGCTGTCATCCAGCAGGCGCTGGCTCGCCTTCGGCATGGCCGACAGTTCATGCAGCGGGATCGACACGCGTTCCAGCAGCGGCGTCGCCGTCTCGCCCGCCACGCCCGTCTCGGTCGCCCAGCCGGAACCGACCTCCGACCGGTCCACCAGCACGTCGAAGGACGCGGCCTCCACCTGCACCACCTGCGCGATGGCGCGGATCGACGCGGTGGAAACCAGCACCGATTTCACCGCCTCCGCCGTCTGCGGATCGACCAGATAGCCGCCATCCGCCGCCACAGCCGTGGTCATCGCCTTGCCTTCCGGCACGATGCCCCGCAGCCCATCGTCATCGCCCGTGCGCAGATAGGCCGCAAAGGCCTTGCGATGCGGCACGCCCGTTTCCGCCGCCATCGCCAAGGGCGGTCGCCCATAGCCGCTCATTTTCCGGTCCAGCATCGCCACACGCTCCTGACTGTCTTTCACCAACACCTTCACCTCACCCTGAAACGCCTTGACTTCCTTCACGAAATCATCCAGCGCCGCCTTCACCTCCACAGCCGTCTCCGCCCCGCCGGGGGCCTCCCCGGCAGTTTCCATCCAGTCCATCGCCTGTCCTCCGAAATGGCGCCTAACGCGCCGCCAACCCGGCCCGCGCCGCCTTCAGCGCCGCCACCAGTTCTCCCGCCGCCCCCTTCACCGCCACCCGCGCCGCGGGCAGCATGGGAAAGGTGACCAGCGACACTTCCCACAATTCCACTTCCGCCAGCAGACGCCGCCCCTGCGGCCCCCGCTCGGCCCGCACCGTGCGATAGCCGATAGACAACCCGTCCAGCGCCCCCGCCGCCAGCAGTGCCGCCGCCTCGCGCCCGCGCTCAAGCTCCGTCAGCAGCCGCCCCTTTACCCACAGCCCCCGCGCATCCTCGCGCACCTCGTCCCAGACGCCGATGGGCTGCGCCGGATCATGCTGCCACAGCATCCTGACCCGCCCGCCATTCTTCATCATCTGCGTCAAGGACGCCGCATAAGCCCCCGGAAGAACAACATCTCCACCCTTGTCCGCCACCCCGAACAGCGACGCATAGCCCTCCAGCACCGCGCCGCTGACCGACAGCCCCGCCTCGGCCCGCGTGAATTTCCGCTCCAACATCCCTCACCTCACCAAAGCCGCCATCACCACCGCCTCCGCCCCCTGCGCCAGCAGGAAGGCCGCCACGCCGAACACCATCACCCAGATCCGCCGCTCCAACCGCTCCAGCGACGCCTCGATGTGACCCAGCCGGTAATCCAGCGCGGCCCACCGCTCCTCTCCCACACGCTCCACCACCTCGATCCGGGCCGAGGCCGCGTCGAAACTGTCAAACAGGAAGCGCGACCCGCCGCCCGCGCCCATCACGCCCCCTCAAGCGGCGGCAGACCCAGCGCCGCCCGCTTCTCCGCCGCCGTCAGGAAATCCGCCGCAGCCACCCGCGCCCAGGCCGCATCCCGCTCCGCCGCCAAAGCGGGCACCTGATCCAGGTCCGGCCGCAACTCTACCGCCTCCCCCAGATGGCCCGACAACCAGGCCGACAGCGCCGCCAGCACCCGCCCGGCCAAGGGCAGCACCGTCAGCCGGTAAAACGCCCGGTTCGCCTCGGCATAATTCGCATAGGTCGCATCGCCGGGTATCCCCAGCAGCATCGGCGGCACCCCGAAGG